ATTATATTCATATTTGTCTTTTAAATAATCTCCAAATTTGGTCTGTTTAAAAATAGGCAACCAAAATTCGGTTGTATAGATATTTTCTTCTTTTAATGGGGTATCATCTTTAATATGGCTTCTTACATATGCTTTCGATTTGCCCTCTTTGGTTTCGGTTAAGAATCCACCTTCAACAGCATCTTCTAATAAACCATAAAAAATATCAAGACCGCCCTCAAGTTTAATTCTAAACTCAAGTTTCTTTTCTTCTTTACAAAAGTCACCTTTATGACTCATTGCGGCAACAATCCAACCGCTTACAATTTTTTTACCTTCTTCATCTTTTTTACCATCTTTAGCTCTGGAATAACAAAGAATAACAGCAGAAGAATTAAAGTATAATCTTCTTCCCCCCGGTATCGCTAATGGATCACCCCAACCACCAATATTATCATAAACGTGATTAAGAACAAAAAATGTAGCCTGTGTATTTAAAATGATATTAGCTAATTCATTTTTCTTTTGAGTTAAGGTCATATCCTTAACATCTTTTCCTGCAAGACCATCATCAATAGATTTTGAAGATACTAATACACCCCAACTATCAAATACAAATACGATATTTTTTCTTTCTTCTCTTGGAATGTTATCTAACATTTTTAATATGATGGTTTTGATTTCTTCAACACTATTTTCTCTAACAATTAATAATTTTTCTTTTGAAGTATCAATTCCGAAACGTGTCGCATTTTTAATTGAAAATCTTCTTTCAGTATCAATAACTACAGTTGTCAATCCTTTTTTCTGTGCGCTCTTAAGAATTGATAATGCAGTAAAGGTTTTACCATATTTGGAAGGTGAACTCATCATGGTAATTTTACCAAGTGGTAATCCACCATCAAATCTACCACTCATGAGAAGATTTAATGAGATAACATTAGTGGATAAAAATTCTACTTCGGTATCATCATTGTTAACAAGATAATACGAAAGAGGGTTATTAACTGTTCCTGCTTTTTCAGAACCCTTATCAGCCATTATTTTTTTATACAGATCAATCGCCATAGTAAAAATCTCCTTTTTCTTTAAAATGATATTTTATTTTGTTTTTGTCAATATTTAAAATTCCATAAAGTTCTTTAAATAGTTTTCTGATAGTGAAATTTCGCCCCATTTTAATACATCAAAGAATCTTTGGATAACAGCCTGAAACACTCTATTCCATTGACTTTCATAGTCAATAAGAAACATATCATTAAATTCTTTAGGCCAATTACCAATAAATCCTATAACATTTTGATTGATTTTATTTTTTCTTGGTAATACAAATAAAAATTTAATTTTAGTGCCATTATCGACAGGCTGATAGGGTAAATTATTCTTTGTTATTAAATAATTGTAATTGATTGCCGCTCTACAATGCATTGGTGTACTTCCATTATATCCTAAACCATTAGTTAAATAATCTTCCATTGGTCTAGCATATTTCTGATAATCTGAAACACCTTTTGGAATGGATATATCAGCGGGATCGGCCTTTAAAAATTCAATATAAATCTTTTTCATTTTTTCAATTACTTTGTCTCTATCGTGACTATCGAAAATTTCTTGAATAACTTGCTTAATTCTATCTCTGAAAAAGAATGGTGTATCAGTTCTTACCACTTCAATGCCAGTTGATTTGATTTTGGCAGGTCTGTAAACATCGCCCTTCTTCCATATGACTTCATCGACATATTTCTTTTTTGCTAATATAAACTTTTGTTTGATTACTTTTTCTTTTTCGAATTTAATAATTTGTTTTACATTGAATTTGTCTGCATAAATCTTAAGAATCTTTTCAAAAAATGGTTCGAAGAATTTCGTAGAAAGATTTAAAGTCCAATCTTGGAACTCATCATCATTTTTAAATGTTATGCCTAAACTTTTGATAAGCTCATCCATACATATATAGTTAGAATCGGTATCTATAAGAACGACTATATCATTCTTGATAGGTTTCACATCTTTAATATCAGGATATAATTTTTTAGCTAAATTAATCCAATTAGTTTTAAGATATGAATTAAGGTTGCTTGATAAATACTTAATCAAATTTTGTCCACTTAAGGTTACAGCTATCGCATTATTAACATTATAAAAGTTAAAATAAGGATTGCCTAGTACACCATAGATTGAGTTAATTAAAATTTTTCTTATTTGTTGTTGTGCATCGTAATATGTTGGTGGGAGTTTTTCTTCAATAACTTCATCCACCCATTGTTTATTATATTTAGTGTATAATAGCTCTGTTTCGTCACCATTTTTGATACATTTTGCTATCGATTGTTTGGTATCCAACATAATGCGTTCATTAAAAATCTTTTCCACAATAGATGGAAGTACGCCTTTTTCTTTTCTGTAATATATGCCGCTGATGTGGAAATCAACCCCTGTAACAGTTTCCCATGCCTTATGTTCAGATAATGGTGTTTTGATAAGTCCGGTAGTATCTTCAGGATTCAATACTAATGTTTCAGGGCTGATATTGAACTGCATAATCATGTGAGGATACATACTCTTTACATCAAAATTCATTAAGTATTTGTAAAAACCTTCTTTTGCCATTACATATGCACCGGGGAATTTCTCATCTTTCTTTTGATTCTTATCCCTTGTAGGATAAACCATATCTCTTTCATGTAAATATCTGATTACATAACCTGTGATAAGTGATATGGATGAGAATATTCTTTCAAAAGGTATAAGAGCTTGGTAGCAGAAGTTAATGGCAAGTTCGATATGTTTTTTAATGGCTTCAATTTTAGTGGTTAAAATAACATCTTGAATGTTATACTCTACAAATTTATTCCAATCCGTTGCAAATAATGTGTTGATGGTTCCTTCAAATTCTAATTTACCTTCTTTACATTCTTTTAAACCTATAGCTCCAAGAGAATATGAAACTTGTTTTTCATATACAAAGTTTTTATATAAATCTCTACCATCAAGAATAGAAATTCCCGCAATGGTATAACCACCTTTTTCAACATGATATCCCCCACCAGTATTTTCTTTATAGATGTTTATTGGTGAAAGACTTTTCTCTATACCTAAACTATTACATCGATTAATAATGTATGGTATATCAAAAAATTTACAATTCCATCCAGTAACAATATCAAATTTCTGTTTTCTAAACCAAAGAATAAATCCCTCTAACATTCTTTTTTCATCAGGGCAACAATGATAATTTTTGACAAGATCAGACTTGCCTGTATATGGTCGTAAACCAAATGTATCTATTTGTCCTGTTTTAGAAGAATGTACGCTTATTAGATTAATCGGATATTTTACTTTTTCAGGTTTAGGAAATTCTTTTGGTGATTCAACTTCAATATCTATTGTGCAAATATTGAACATTGCCATGTCAGCTTTTAAACTTTTACCTTTATATGTTTTTTGTAGGAATTTAATATCTTCCGATAAATCAGATTCATAAGTTTTATTAACAGCAACTACATTTTTCATGCCTTCTAACGTATCACTTGATTGTAATATTACTGGATTACCATAAATATCTCGTATTGAAGATTTACCAGTTCTATCGGGAACATAATATTCTATAGAAGGTCTTATTTCTTCTTGATGTATTTCTCCTTCTTCATCATAAAATGAATGAAATATTTTGTTATGTTGTGCATCATAAAATATTTTTTTAAATCCACTCATATTTATTTCCTTAATGTTCTGGTAATGATAATATTCTTATAATTAATTTTATTAGTATTTTTGCGCCTAAACATAGTTCCTATAATATTTTTTGTTTGGGTATTTAAATTCCAAAAATTTTGATTATTTGATAATGAGTATTCATATTTGTTATTTGGATTATTTGTTCCTTTACATATTTCTTTTTCTTTAATTGTTTTACTAATTTTTTGGGAATGTTCTTTTGTAATAATTTTATTAATTTGTGATTTACTTATTTTATTTTTATGATCTTCTGAAAATTTAACTCCAAAAGCCCAACATTTTTCTCCACTATGAGATAATTTAATTTTATTTTTTGTTGCCTCAGAGTGTTTTTTGCCATACATTGCGTTATTTTTACCTTTTCGTTTATTGCTCATTTTTCTTTTGGTTTCTTCAGAGTGTTTTAGACCCAACATTGGGGCTTC